GGCGTACAACTCGCCGAGTTTGGTACGGGGGCGGCAAGAGAACGTGCATTATTACAAGCAGGACTGTTGCAACAAGGTTTTGGTCAAGCAATGGGTGCTAGACAACAAGACATTCAAAACAGATTTGGTGTTGCACAAGCAACACAAGGTTTAGGTGCATTCCAATCTGGACTAGGATCACAACAAGCACAATTAGGACAAGCACAACAAGCATTAACTGGTAGAGACGTATCACAACTTGGAACATTGGGCGCACTGAACCAAGCGCAAACACAAGCAGGACTTGATGCACAAAGAGAAGCAGCAAGACAAGCAACATTCTTACCGCAACAACAGTTAGATAGATTTGCTGGACAAGTAACTGGATTAATGGGCGGCTATCCTGCACAAACACAACAAACAGTTACACCTAACCCAACACCATTACAAACTGCATTAGGTATAGGTACAACACTTGCTGGTGTATATGGTGCATTTAATCCACCAATACAAAGAATTAAAAATATAACATAATTATGAACAGAACTTTAAAAAGACCAATGTTTAGATTAGGTGGTCCTACATCAGAAGGTATCACATCAGGATTAGACAGACCAAGAATGGCTAATGCTGATATGGACATGAAAATAAAACAAATAACACAAGCTTACGAGAGTTATAGACAACAAGGTGGCACACTTTCTTTTGAAGATTTTTCTAAATTATATGCTGAAGAAAATTTTAATAGTGGTGGCCGTGTAGGTTTTCAAACAGGTGGTTTTAATTTAGGTGGATTACCTGGATTTGCAATATCTACTGGTTTAAATTTATTAAACAGATCACCGCAAGGTGGACTGTTATCAACAATTGCTGGAGCTGCAGAAGATCCGTTTAACAGATTAAGAGCAGAACAAGCAGCAGCTACGCAGACAGCATCTGATAGAGCATTTCAAAAAGAATTACTTAAAACACAAATAAAATCAGATGAAAGAATAGCAGATAAAAAAGTAAAAGATTCTTTCTTTGCTGCACAAACACCTGAAGAACAATTTAGAGAAAGATTAAAAGTTTACGGTGAGTCTCGAATACCTATTATTAGAGATAATGCAACTGACTTAGCAAACTTTGAAGTAAAAAATAGAGGTGAAAATTATGTTCAATTAGATTTTGTATATAATAATAAAACTAAAGGTTACGAACCAGATTTTAGAGGCATACCTGATGGTGCATTAACATATAACCCTATTGATGGTCTTGCATATAGAAATGAAGGTGGAAACTTTATTAAATTAAATCCTTTTACATTAAAACGTTTAGATGATGTTGACGGAACGGAGTAAATATGGCCTTAGTTGTAGATCCAAATACAGGCCGACTTGTCGATGAAAAAGAGTTAGGCAAAAGTAAAGATCAAAAAGATAATAAAAAAGATATAAACCAAAATCTTTATAAGCAAACATTTGATGAAACGGAGTTAGAAACTCCAGAACAAAACAATGAAGTATCTGGTGCAACAGCGTTTGTTGCAGGACTTGGTTCTGGTGTTATAAAAACTGTAGAAGGTGTTGTATCTCTTGGTGCAGAGCTTATTGATCTTGGAGCAGATACAAATACGGCTGCACAAGTAGAATCATTTTTTGATAAATTAAATCCATTAGAAGAAATTGCAGAACAAAGAGCAATAGGTAGATTAACAGAAGCATTAATACAAGTAGGTATACCAGGAGCCGCAGGTGCAAAACTTGCAACAACATTAGCAACAAAAGCTTTAAAAGCAAAAAAAGCTGGTAAGCTTGTAAGTTTTAAAAATCCAAATATAGCAAAAGGTAAAAAGAAAGCTGAAGATTTAAATAAATTATCAGGCACACAAAGGTTTGGTGCTGTTGTTTTAGGCGGTGCAGCTGGAGAAACGCTTGTAGCTGATGTTGAAAAGATAGGAAACATAAGTGATTTATTTGGACCTGATGCAGCTCTTGCATTGAACAGAGATGTTGAAGACGGTCCCTCAGAAGACGCTGCTAGAAAATTAATGAACAGGGCAAAGTTTGGTGCAGAGTCTGTTTTTCTTACACCATTTGTATATGGCGCAGGAGTTACAGTAAAAGCACTTGCAAAACGAGGTAAAGAACTTGCATACAGTAGTGGAGCTATAGATAAAGGATTAGATAAATTTAGTGCTGCATTTAGATTTAGAGGCACAAAACCACAACAAGTAGCTGAAGCTAAAAAAACTCAAAAAGCAAGAGAAATGAGAGATACAAACTTTGCTGAAGAACAAGTAGCTAGAATAGATAGACAAGTAGATAAAGTTTTTCCAGACTTTAGAAAGTTTTTTAACGCTTCCTCCGCAGAGGAAAGAAAAAAATTTTTAACTTTGTTAGATGACGGATTATTTAAAGGTGATTTAAATAAAATAGAATTAGACAAAAATTTAAAAAAACAAATTGAAACACAAATTATAAAAAGATTAGGTAAAAAAGAAGGGTCTCAAGTTGCTCTTGAAATATCAAATGCACTAACAAAAACAAGAGGAGAGTTTGCAAACTTATTAAATATAACAGCAGGTGGACCAGGAGGTAAAGTAGATTTACCTGCAGGTGTTGCCGTAGATTTACGTAAGATAATGGGCAATAGAGTTAAAAACTATATTGGTAATACAGTTGAAATATTTGAAAATGCAGAAGCCGGGTTCTTACAAAAATATAAACCAGCAAGGCAAGATATAGATAGAGCAAAAGCGTTGTTTATGAGATATGCATCTAAAAATCAAAACCCTATTACAGAGCTAGAAGCAGAGGGTATGGTAAATGATATTATAAAACAAGTTAGAAAGATGGATCCAAAAAGAGATAGACTACCAACGTTTGCATATCAAGATTTAAGTAGATCTGCTGATGATGCGTTTGCATTAAAAACATTTGCACAAACATTAGAAAAAAAATTACCTGGCGGTAAGAGAGAAATACAAGTTATAGGTAAAGGATCAAAAGTATTTAGAGATTTATTTGGTGAAATAAATGATGTTAGACACTCTATTTTTGAAGGTATGAATAGACTATCTGTAGTCGCTAGAAAAAATCAATTGTTTGATGAAATATTAGATGCAGATGCAGTAGCTAAAGCAAAAGCTACGCCAGAAACACCTCTTGGTGCAAAAGGATTTTTTCATTCTACACCGCTTGCAGCTAAAAGAGCTTTTGGTAATGAACCTGAAATAGTTAAAATGGATGATTATGTAAAAGAATATTTTAAAGATGGTGTATTAGTAAATAGATTGTCTAATACATACACAACTAGAGAGATAGCAGAAAGTTTTACCAACGTATCAAGAATACAAGATTTTATGAGAGGTGAAACTGGTGGACCAATAGGTAAAACATTTTCATGGGCATGGCGTAATTTATTATTAACACCTAAAGCAGGTGCACAATATGCAAAAACAATTTTATCTGTACCCACACACATAAGAAACTTTTTAAGTTCTAGTGCATTTTCATTTGCTAACGGAACAATGTTTACTGATCCTAGAATATTTAAAAGAGCTATGGATAATGCTTTTGGTACAGTTCAAGTAGGAGGTCCTCGTAAACCTTTATCTCAAGAAAAATATAGAGAGTATTTAGAATTAGGTATTGTAAATACAAACGTAAGGCTTGGGGATCTGCGTAACCTAATGAAAGATGTAAGATTTGGTGAAGGTAATTTTGCAACTGATAGTATTTTATTTCCTATGATTAATTCATTAGGTAAAAAAACTGGTAGAGGTATTAAAAAAGCAGGTAAGTTCATGCAAGATTTATATGTTGCTGAGGACGATATCTGGAAGATTATAAACTACGAAGTGCAATTAGTACAACGGGGAGATAGGTATGCAAAAGCAGGTATTAAAATATCACCACAAGCATTAAAACAAGAGGTAGCACAAATTGTACAAGATACGGTGCCAAACTATGCAAAAGTTGGAGAGTTTGTAAGAGCTGCAAGGGTATCACCATTTGGTAACTTTATGTCATGGCCATCAGAAGTATTTAGAACAGGGTTTGGTATATTTGAACAGATAGCAAAAGACTTAAGAGACCCTATTACTAGAAGTTTAAATCCAATAACAAGTACAAATCCTATGAAAGGTTTAGGATTAAAAAGGCTTGTAGGTATGGTTAGTGCTATGGGTATAATACCTTATGGATTGACAAAAGGATCACAAGCTATCTTCGGTGTATCAAATGAAGAAGCAGATGCAGCTAACGATTTTGTAGCACCTTGGGCTAAAAGTTCACAAAAAATATTTTTTAGAGATCCAAAAACAGATGATATATTTTATATGGATTGGTCTAAGAATAATGTTTATGATACGTTAACACGTCCTTTTCAATCTGTCCTACGTAACATACAAGAAGGTATACAAGATGAAGAAGTATTATTAAAAGGTTTTGTGCAAGGTATTGCAGAAGCTGCTGGAGAAACAGCGTCACCATTTATATCAGAATCTATATACACAGAAGCATTTATGGATATATGGTTTAGAGAAGGTAGAACAAGAGAAGGTAAACAGTTATATAATGAACAAACACCAGGACCAGAAAAAATTGCAATTATAATACAACATCTTGGTAAAACTTTATTACCAACAACACAACCATTTCAAAGAACTAAAAAAGCATTTACCGGTGAGCCAGGAAAAGGATCTGAGTTATATGAGATACCGTACGAGCTTGCAGGTATATTTGGTTTTAGAGGTATTAAAGTTAATCCAGAAAAGTCTATGGCATTTAAATTATTTAAATATCAAAAAGCAATATCTAATTCTAGAAAACTATTTACAGGTGAGATTGATGTAACAGAAATGAGAACAGCAAAAGATGTTATTCAAAGATATTATGTTGCAAATAAACAAATATTTAATGCTCGTAAAAAAATGTTAAACACTATTGAAAACGCAGAAGTAGTTGGATTACCTCCTTTTAAAACAGAAGAGATATTTGATAAAAGAGGATTACAATCTGAGTATTTAGAAATTACATCTGGACAGTTTGATCCTTTCTTTCCATCAGAAAGATTACAAGAAGTATTTGAAGACAATGCTAGAAGAGGTAATGTACCAAATGTATTTTATGAAGCTGAACCAACTTTAAGAGCAATGGAGTCAGTTATGCAGAACATGACACTATTTGATGACTTTGATTTAAAATTAAAAGATTTTTTACCTGATACATCTATAAATATAACTATACCGGGAGAATCTCAATCTGCTCTACCAATGCCAAATGTGCAGCCAACAGCGCAACAAATTAACCCAACAACTAACTTGACACGTACAGAGACTGCCTTATTATCACCGGAAGAACAGGTAATAGCGAGTAGAACATAATGAAAAAATCAGCATTACAAAAAATAGAATCTCATGAAAAGCTTTGCAGGATAATGCAAAAGCAAACCTTTGAACAAATCAAAGAAATGAAAGATAGAATAAAAAGACTAGAGTATTGGATAGTTGGAGGCATGGGAGCTGTTCTTATAATTTTACTTTCAGATATAACATGAATCTTACACGAAACTTTACTCTCTCAGAGTTAACTAAATCAGACACTGCCATACGTAAGGGCATTAACAATAACCCTAACGCAGAGCAAATAGAAAAATTAAAAGAGCTGTGTGAAAATATTCTCCAGCCAATACGTGATCATTTTGGCAGGGTAAAAATAACGAGCGGGTTCCGTAGCGTAGAGTTATGTATGGCTATCGGTAGCTCGGCACGATCGCAACATGCTAAAGCTGAGGCCGCCGACTTCGAATGTGTTGGCGTAGATAACGCTGAACTTTTTGACTGGATTAAATTAAATCTTGAACCAGATCAATTGATCCTTGAGTTCTACACTCCGGGTGAACCAAACAGTGGGTGGATACATTGTAGCTGGATACCTGAAGGTAGACGTGCATCATTCTTACACGCATTTAGATCAGAGGGTAAAACAAAATACAAACCTATACTTGGTTCAGCAAGAGATGTAATCTAAATCCAATCTCTAAGTTCTTCGCCTAATACTTCAGATGCAATATTAATTTTTTTACGTAAAGATTTTACTATTTTTTCATCAACAGTTTTTTCTGCAATCAAAATCAATGTAAGTTACATTTTTCTTTTGACCAATACGGTGTGCACGATCCTCTGACTGTAAACGCTTCTCTAAGTCATATCCGTTAGAATAGTATATTACGGTGTTTGCAGCCGTCAACGTAATGCCGTAGCCGCCCGTAGACGGCGTTCCTACCATAAACCGACACTTAGGGTCGGACTGAAATTTACGTATGTTATCTTGTCTTTCTTCTTGTGGCGTGAGTCCATAATAACTAACAGCGGAACCCGGACCATGGACCTTTTCTATTTCATCAACTATGTTTTGTATGTCTTTCTGCCAGTGTCCCCATATTATTGCTTTACCTTCTGTTTCATCTAACACATCCATAAGTTCTGTAATTCTATTATTTTTTATTTCTTGTGTAGTACCATCATCAGCAACAAAATGCCCACAAGTTATTTGTTGTAATCTCATTAATTGTGTAATTACAGTCATTGTAGATGTAACTTTACCATTTAAAGTAGCCAAAGCATTTTTTTTCATTTCATCATAAACTTTTTGTTGTTCTTTACTTAAAGTAATATGACGTTTTATCCAGTTTTTAGGCGGTAAATCTAAACAATCTTCTTTTAATACTCTGTATGAAAAACCTTTTAATTTATCCGATAGCTCTGCAAGATTTTGAAAAGCATGAACAACTTGTATTGACCTACCACCAATGTGCATCGTTTTCATAACAGCATATCTATTTCTAAAAGAATAGTAGGAATAATGATCTAATAAAAAAGGATCTAAAAACAAACACTGAGTATACAAATCTAAAGGGTTTTTTGTAACAGGTGAGCCGGTCATTATACGTTTATACTTAGATCTTTTTCCTAACCCTATAATATTTTTTGTTCTTTTTGCTGCGGGTGTTTTAATAGTAGTAGACTCATCAATTGCCATCAACACTTTATGTGAGTTTAAAAATTTAGCTGCAAACTTAACACCTTTTTCTGTGCTAAATGCTTCTACATTCATGATTAAAATATGCAATGCAGTTTCTATTTCAAATAAACTTTCTAATTTTTCTTGTTGTTTTTTTGTAATGTTTGGTTGCCATAATACGGTCACATTTTCTATGTGGTCTGGAAGATGTGTGGGTATTTCTTGTTCATACCAAGTTTTTACTACACCTTTAGGAGCTACAATTAATGCACCGTCTACCTTACCTTTATCATAAAGCATAGCTAAATTATCTATTAGAACTTTTGTTTTACCCGTACCCATTTCCATAAAATAGGCGAAAGCTTCTTTGTTCCATGACTTTTCTAATGCAGTCAACTGATGCGTGTACGGTTTTGTTTTAAATTTATAATTCATCTTTCTATTGACATTAATATAAAGGATGTTATATGATTTGTCAATGTCAGAAAGTAATAAATATGAAAAGTTAAAAAATAACTATACGTCTACTGTATATGTTATTCAAGAGATTTCTGGAAGTAAAGCAGGCGCTCCTAAAATTAATATTATAGGTGCATCTCAATATGGACAATTTAAGTTTTTATTACCAGAGTTTTCGCAAATGATATTTTCTCCTGGACCTTTAATTTATAAATTAAGGCAAGGTTTAAAAAATTACAAAGCAAGAGATTATTTACTACTTACAGGTGATCCTGCAATAATTGGTGTTGCATGTTCTATTGTATCTGATATTACAGGCGGTAAGTTTAAACTGCTGAAGTGGGATAAACAAGAAAGAAAATACTATCCCATTGAAATTAACTTATATGAGAAAGGCGAAATAGATGACAATTAATTTTGAACAAGACCAGCAAGATGCTATGAAAAGAACTGATAACATTCAGTCTCTTGCAGATCAAGTTGAAAGATTAGAAGGTGTTGCATCTGATATAGAAGCAACAGAAGAACAATTAAAAAATTTAAAAAAGAAACGAGATCATATTTCTGGTGAAGTCATACCAACTATGATGTCTGAGATGGGACTTGCAGAACTTAAACTGCACGATGGATCACATCTAAAAGTTTCTACGTCGTATCGTGCTACCATAACGGAAGCAAATAAAGAAACGGCGTTCAACTGGCTTCGTAACAATGGACTAGGAGATATAATCAAAAACGAGATATCCGTATCTTTTGGTCGTAACGAAGATAACAAGGCGGCTGATTATGCCGAACTTGCAAAGGGTCAAGGGTTCCAACCGACACAAAAGATGAAGGTAGAACCCATGACTCTGAAAGCGCTAGTCCGTGAGCGTATTGAGGCGGGTAAAGAAATGCCAACGGACATCTTCGGGGTTTTCTCGGAGAATAAGACTACAATAAAAAGGAGCAAATAAACATGAACCAAGTAGCAACAAAAAAAGAAGGAGCACTGCAAGCAAATTTGTTTGAAGCAGATGCAAACCAAGGGACTCAAAACATATCGCAAGCAGATCTTGCGTTACCTTTCTTAAAGGTTTTGGGCCAGCTCTCTCCGGAAGTAAATAAGAGAGACGCTAAATATGTCGAAGGCGCAGAGCCCGGCAAAATAATAAACACTGTAACCAATGAATTGTTTGATGAAGTGCAAATTGTACCTTGTCATTATAAAAGACAATACATTGAGTGGCAAGATAGAGGCACTTCTACAGGTGCTCCTGTTGCAATCCACGAAGCAGATAGTGATATTGTTAGTCAAACCACTAGAGGTAAAGACTACAAAGATAGATTAGCTAACGGTAACTATCTTGATAACACTGCACAACACTTTGTGTTGGCTTTGGGTAAAACGCCACAAACAGCATTGATTTCTATGAAGGGCACTCAATTAAAAGTGAGCAGAAAATGGAACTCGATGATGATGGGTATTAAAATGCAGGGTAAGAGCGGACTATTTACTCCGCCTACATACAGCCACATTTACAATCTAAAAACTGTGCAGATGTCAAACGACAAAGGCACATGGTTTGGATGGGACGTAACTAAGGTTGGACCAGTTTCAGATAAAAGTATCTATGACATGGCAAAGAATTTTGCTGTGAGCGTAGGTAAAGGTGAGATTGAGGCTAAACCAGAAAATCAAGAAGTAAAAAAAACTTCATTGAATTTATAAAATCCCGGGAGGTGGGCGTGGATGCGAGAGTGGAAGCGCCCACTTTTATTGTATGATAGATAAGTTTATAAAAATATTTGAAGGGCTAGGTGTGGGATATGGTCAGTTTCGAAAAGACAACAACAGATTAGCATTAAAAGTAGAAGGACGATCTTACGTTGAAAAAAAACCTGTAACAAAAGAACTTTGGCAAAATCATTTAGACGGTATTGGTCCTAACTTAGGTATATTTCCTCTCACAAGAAAAGGCACCTGTAAGTGGGGAGCCATAGATATTGACGACAATAACTTCGATTATGAAAAGCTATTAGAAAAAATTAGAAAACATAAATTACCACTAATTATGTTTAGGTCTAAAAGCGGTAGAGCACACGTTTATTTATTTATGAAAGATTTTTATCCTGCTCACGAAATTCAATTAGTGATGAAAAAATTTGCAGCTAAATTAGGTTTAGCAGATAAACTAGATCGTATTTATCCTATGCAAACAACTTTAACAGAAAAAGATTATGGTAGTTATCTTAACATGCCTTATTACAACCAAGAAGAAACAAACACTCCTGCTTACAAGGACGACTTTGAAGGAGCAACGATTGAAGAGTTTTTTGAAATGTACGATAAATACGTTCAAACAGAACTTACTGAGTATTTAGTAGAAGAAGTACAAAGTAAAACTAAAAAACCAAAAGAAAAAAAACTAGAAGATTTCTTTTTACCATGTGTAAAAAATTGTTTATCAGAAAATGGTAAGATACCAAGCGACATTGGTCGAAACGATTTCTTATTACACAAATATGTTTGGACAAAAAAAGCCGTAGAAAAAGGTGTTAAAAAAATAGAAGCATACAGCAAGATGGATGCAAAAAATTTATTGTTATATTTTAACAAAGAGTATTTGGAGAGCCCTTTGGGCGAGAATGAAATAGAAAAATCTATATTTAAATCAGAAAGTAGAGAGTATAAATATCTGTGTAAAAAACAAAGCATAAAAAAATACTGCGACGCATCTGCATGTGTTAGAAACACATGTGGGATAAATCCAAAAGAAGCAGAAAGATTAAAATCAGCAAAAGAAAGTTTAGGGCAGATAGTAAAATACGATAGTGATCCACCTATATATTATGAAAAGGTAGCCGTGAAAATAGAGGGCACTGAAGATTACAAAAAAATTCAAGTAGCAATGGACGGCTCAACTATAATGAACAAAACTGAATGGCTTAAGACATTAAGAAATAAAGGATTCTTTCCTCCGATTAGTTTTGACATGATGAAAACTGCAGATTTTTTAGAATTACAAGATGGTAGGTTTAAAAATTTATTAGTGGAACCTGCTGATGAAGAAGCATCAGAAGATTTTGAATTTAAGTCAATGATTTATACGTTTATAGAAAAAATGACTGTTAGTCATTTTAAAAAAGATTTATTACAAAATGGTTGTTATGTAAATCCGGATGACTTTCAAATGGAGTTTAAATTAGAACACTTAATTAGTTATTTAAAAGCACACCATATAAAAATACCGGCGAATCAACTTACTTTTAAATTAAAACATATATTAAAAGCAAGGAAAGTTAATGGCAAAGTCTACGACACAGCACTTAAAAAATACAAGTCGTGTCCTACTTGGAAATTTTTATCTAATCCAGAAAGATACACAGTGCAAATTACAGGTAAAGAACAGGAATTAATAGAACATGACAACGACAATTAGAATAGCAGGACCACCAGGAACAGGTAAGACAACTAAACTTGTAAAAATTTATTACGAAAGTTTAAAAAACTACGACCCGGTTGATATTGTAGTAATATCTCACACTAATACTGCAGCGAATCATATAAGAAGTAAAATATCTTCTAACGAAAGTATTGGGGAATACATGAAAGAAACAGGGCACGAGGTGTTTGGCACAATTAAAGATGCAAAAGAGACACTTAAAAAAAACGTAGTAACAATACATAAGTTTTGTAAAGACAGAGTTAAGGGCGAATCATTTCAAATAGAAGACTATGAAATATTATGTAACTTACACAGTGAATTTAATGATCATGCGTCTAATAAAGAATATTATAACGTAGAGTTGTTGTTCAAAAAACACCCGTTTTTTAAATTTATGGGCTTTGCAAGAGATAATGGTAAAAACTTTCAAGACTATTATAGAAGTTTAACACAGGAAGAAAAGAAAAAATATAAATACAGTAAAGATCAACTTCCGGATATGGAAAGAAAATACAATTCATTTAAAACAAATGAAAAAATAAATGGCAGAGCTAAAGTTATACTTGATTTTCAAGATATGGTAGAAAAGTTTTGTGACGATTCTGAAGTTTCTGACAGTGTTTGTAAGGATATTAAAGTATTGATAGTCGACGAAGCACAAGACTCTAGTGTTATACAAAGAAAAGCAAAAAAAGTAATGTCAAAGAATGTAGATTATTTTTACAAAGCAGGAGACCCAGATCAAACTATATTCGAGTTTGCAGGCGCAGACCCTGACAGTTTTCACAAAGAGTTTGCTAATCCAGAAATAGAATTGAAGGAGGGCTATAGATGTCCTCGTGTTGTAAACGAATACTGTAAAAATATAATCAAACCAATATGGGATCACTATCGTTACTCAAGAGTTTGGAAACCAAGGCAAACAAAAGACGGACAAATTGTGGAAGGAGAATTGTTTGAAATGTCTAGTTTAACGCAAGACCCTTTTGCGCCTGAATTAAAAAATAGAATATTAAATACTAATCAAAATTTTATATTTACTTACAGAGGTAATGAACCAACATTAATGATAGAGTACTTAGTAGAACTTGGCATGCCAATTAAAATACCGACCGATGCAAAATTAAAATATAAATACCCAAGCGTCGCAATAAAAAATCACAGACAGTTTTTACATTTATTAAACGGAGATAAATTATCTTCCGGAAAAATTAGATCTATTTTAAAAGACACTGATCCACAATATACAATAAATAACTCAACAGATAGTCTTGAGCTTAGTTATGATTTAAATTGGTTAATAAAAGAAAAATATTTTGTGCCTGGTGTAAAAGACATTACAGATTTTCAAGAAATAAGAAAAAATAAATCTTCAATAGAGGCAAATTATATACGAAAGATTATTAATAATAATAGAGATTTAGTTGAAAAAGATAGAATATTTTTAGAAAACATACACACAATAAAAGGAAAAGAATTTCATAACGTGGTTTTAGATTTAACATTAACAAGAGACGAAGAAGATTTTGCTAAGAGACGTATGAAATTTGTTGCGTGTTCTCGTGCAAGCGAAACACTGTGGACAATAAAAAGTAGAAACGGTTATACATTGTAAAGGAGGTTAATATGACAAACAAAGAAATGTTTAAAGGAGTGAATTATGATTCGTTAGAAAAGCAGGTAGGCGGGAAACATTATAAAAACATGAAGATTCAGCCAGCAGAATTTATCAATGAAAATAAACTCTTGTTTGCTGAAGGGAATGCTATAAAATACATTTGTAGACATTCTGTAAAGGGAAAGGAAGAAGACATTAAAAAAGCAATACATTATCTTGAGATGATATTGGAGAGAGATTATTCATGAATATATCGGTAGAAGATATACCTCATTTAAAAGACGGCACGGTGGTAGCTGTTGACTTAGAGACACACGATCCAGACCTCAAGACTCACGGATCAGGGGCCATAGTAGGCAAAGGTAAAGTGTGTGGCATTGCATTAGCGTGGGACGATAGAAAAGAATATTTTCCTATTAGACACAAAGGTGGTCTTACATCTAATCTTCCGTCTAAATCAGTTTGGAATCGTTTAAACAGATTAATTTTTCAAAAAGAAAAAATAACAAAAGTATTTCATAATGCTATGTACGACGTTTGTTGGATTCGTGCAGAAACAGGTCTTATGTTGAAAGGACCTATATATGACACAATGGTTGCTGCATCTGTTATTGATGAAAACAGAATGAGATATACATTAGATTCTTTAGCTAAAGATTATTTAGATGATAATAAGTACAAAGGTGATTTAAAAGACTTAGCGTTGGAGTTACACGGAGTATCCGATCCAATGTCTAACATGCATTTATTACCGCCTGATTTAGTAAAAGATTATGCAGAACAAGACGTTAGTCTAACTTTGCGTTTGTGGAACAAGTTTGAAAAAATAATTAAAACACCAATAGAAACAGAATCAAAGAGTAAAAAAACTTTACAAAATATATTTGAACTAGAAACTAAATTGTTTCCTTGTTTAGTAGATATGAGATTTAAAGGCGTGCGAGTTGATGAGGAGGCTGCAAAAAGTTTAGGAGAAGAATTAAAACAAGAGATAGAGGAGATATTAAAACACATAAAAAAAGAAACTAAAGTTACTGTGGACATATGGGCAGCAGATTCTATTATACCACTACTAGAACAACAAAAGATAACAGATTATAAAAAAACACCAAAAACAGGGCGACCCAGTATAACAAAATTATATTTAGAAACACACCCTAATAAGTATTTAAATTTAATTGCAAAAGCTAGACAACTTGATAAACTACACAACACTTTTGTGACCAGTATTTTAAAATTTGTACACAAAGGTAGAATCCACGCAGATATAAATCAAATTAGATCAGACCAGGGCGGAACTGTAACAGGCAGATTTAGTATGAGTAATCCAAACTTACAACAAATACCTGCAAGAAGTGAACAAGGTAATAAAATAAGAAATTTATTCTTACCAGAAGAAGATAGTCAGTGGGCTTCATTTGACTATTCACAACAAGAACCACGTCTTGTTGTGCACTATGCATTAAAAAATAATTTATACGGTGCAGAGGATATGGCCGATGCATATAACGAAGACCCTGATACAGACTTTCATGACATGGTAGCAAAGATGGCCAGAATAACTAGAAAACAGGCTAAAACTATAAATCTGGGCCTATTTTATGGTATGGGTAAAGGTAAGCTAGCCAGATCTCTTGAGTTAGATAACGAAGAAGCAAAAGAATTATTTAATCAATATCACAGTAAAGTGCCTTTTGTTAAAAAACTATCTAACGGTTTACAAAGTTTTGCTGAAAAAAATAAAAATATATTTACGTTGGAGGATAGATTTTGCAGATTTGATAGGTGGGAGCCAATAAACAAAGAATGGAATGATGAAAAAGGTTTATTTGAAATTAGTGAATACAAAGAAATAAATGGTAAGAAACAGATAATAAAATCATCGGTGCCTATACTACGTAGAGAAGAAGCAGAAAACAGATATTTAGCTGATAAGGTAAGAAACTCACAAGAAAATGATCCTCATTGTAATTATTTTGAAAATTATTACAGGCCAGCTTTTACATACAAAGCTTTAAATAGATTAATACAAGGGTCAGCAGCAGATATGACAAAAAAAGCAATGGTAAATCTGTACGAACAAGGTATCGTACCACACATACAAATTCATGATGAGCTTTGTTTTTCTATTAAAACAAAAGAAGACATTGAAAAAATAAAACACATTATGGAGAGTGCTATACAATTAAAGGTTCCTAACAAAGTTGATTGCAAAAAGGGACCTAGTTGGGGTACAATAAAGTGAGGATAAACTATGGCTTATTTAAATGCAAATATACCTGTGGAGTATGCACAGATAAAAAGAGAGTATTTATATGATCTTAAAAAACATCATGGTGAAGTTGAAGACTGTATTATCTTTGGTGTCACCGCAATTACAGGAAAAGCGCTCTTATTCCATGCCATCATGGAGAACGGTGCTATCTTTTATCGCTTACCAATATCGGCTTTTATTCAACGTGGTTTTCAACCGGAAGCTGTTCCACTTAAAAGACTTGATGAACTTCAACTTTGGAATTGTTTTTCTTATTACCCTGCTGTTACTACTTGGGATATTCTAGCATCACAATCAGGTAAATACATAGGTAAAGATAAAAAATGGCACTACGGACGTTATTTATTTACTGTTGATTTTGCACACCCAGAGAGTAATATAGTAGACACTGATCATTCTGAGATCCCGCACGAACATAAGTGCGCCCACATACTTGCGTTAAACGACGGCAATTATGCAGCACAACCTAACAACAGATTAATTTGGGANATACCATCATTTACGGTTAAAGACCAANTNCCTGATTGGAAGGTACAAACTAACTACTGGAACGTAGANGANACACAACAGTGGCGAACTGAAGACACTGATAATTTTTTCTACGAGATAGAGGAGAAAAAAAATGATTAAAAAAATTAAAGAAAAAGTAAAAGCTATGTGGAAGTGGTACATATCATGGCTTTTTGATTGGAGAAAATGAGTAAACCATTAAAAATTTCAGAGCAGGCGGCCGTGCAGATGCCTATGAAAACGGTTGCCTCTCTGATTATGATGGTTGCAATCGGGACCTGGGCTTACTTTGGTCTTCACGAGACTCTTAATCAACACTCAACAAAGATAGAGTTAATGCAAAAAGATTTAGAGGCTAACTCAGAATTTAGAATTAAATATCCGCGTGGAGAACTTGGTCAGTCAAGTGGAGAGGCGGAGCTTTTCATGTTGGTGGAGCATATCGCAGGATTATTAGAAGACATAGATGCAGAAGTAAAGAGTATGAGAAATAATGCAGTTAACATAGAATTTTTACAAGAAAGAACAAAAAAACTTACAGAAGATGTAGAAAAATTAATTAGAAACGGGAATGGTCATTAATGAAAACAAAAAATAAATTATCAAAATTTGAATGGGTAAAAAAAAATATAGTAATTGTGCCCGTGGTGGCTGCAATACTAGCCGGAACATTTACATCAGTTAGATATGTATTAAGTTTAACTGACACTATTGAAGCAAATAAACAAACCATCGTTAATTTACAAAGAGACTTAACAGTAGCAGAAGATAAATTAACAGAGGTTGCTACAAGATTATCTGCAGCTGAAGCAACTTGGGAGATGGCTGAAAACTTATATAGACAATTAGCAGACCAGGTAAGAGAACATGCATACGATATTAAAGATCTTAATCGTTAGTTTTTTATTTATTACAGCAGCCGAAGCACGTAATGAATATTTAAATGATGGCACAAACTCATGTGACCAAGGTAGTTGGGAAGCATACTCAGAAGTAAGACAGCATGAATATAAAACAGGCACAAACGATGAAAGTCAAACACAAGTGTTAGGTTTTAGATGGAGAAAATCTATTGGTCCTGTGTGTGATGAAGAATTTGCAGAGCAACAAAGATTAAAACAAAAATTAAAAACACAGTTAGAACTTGTTAAAGAATGTAAACGAGTGCCAAGAATTAACCCACCACCGCCCGCATTTGCAGAATTAATTAATATGTGTGTACAAATAGGTGTTATGTCTTCTGATTCTTTTGGTGGCAGAGATTTTGATCCAAAGATAAGTTATTGGACAGAACTAAAAGAGAAGTACATGAAGGAAAACCCTGATATTATTACATTAGATAATTACGAGGAGAAAAAATGATAGAAATGGTATTTGCGCTCCTATTATTACAGGACCATAAAATTATAGAACACCGTTATCACGAGTCGTTATCTCAATGTATGAAAGCCCGACGTTACGCTATGAAGGACAAATCTACTAAAGATAGAGTGGTGTATAAATGCATTCAATCTAAGGCAAACGTGGAAGTATACATGGGTGAAAAGAAAATTTTATCATTAATATTAGATTGATGCAAAAGCCTAATAAAAAACGTAACCCTGTGGCACGGCAGCTTAGACATTTTAAGAAAAAAGTGATAAAGAATAAGAAAGCTTATGACAGAAAAAAACTCAGTAAGATTTAACGCAGAGATTGTAAACGGACAGTGCCCATCTTGTAATGAGGTCACAATGTTAGTCAGTATAGCCTCTGATTATTATAGATGTGTTACGTGCGGTTCAGATTTACAACAACATATCAATGGTAAAATAAGTTATTTACCAACATTTTCATCTAAATCATTACAATCAAAAGCAGATAAATTATTCGGACATGAGTAAAAAGAAATCTTTGTTTGGTGTAAACACGTACAGGTTTAGAACACCAAAGAAAAGACCGGGAAGACACAAGAAAAGTCCTAATAAACATACAAAAAGAATGACAAAAAAATATCGTGGTCAAGGCCGTTGACAAACATCCCTAAGTATCCTATATTGGATATATGAAAGAGAAAGTAATAACAATAAAAATAAAAAGCGGTAGTGCAAAACAATACTCTAATTTATTGCTTGAATTAAATCTTGTAAAACAAGCATGGAGATCATATGGTGTCGACATGCAAATAAATGCACCGGGTTTAAAATCAGCATTAACTTGGGGCACAAGTACAAATGATAAGTCAAAAACAGATTGACGAGGCTGCAATTCTTTGGAATAAAACCAAGGATCCATACTACAAAGATCTTTGGTATAGTTTAATTAAGGAGTGGTCTTATGGCAAAAACATTAATAATATTAATTCTGTTGTTCGATGGAACATTAATAAAAGAGAGATTGGATTTCACTCGACCAATGGACGTACACAAATGTCTGATGTTCGCAGACGATCACAGAGAAACAATAGCAAAATACGTTGATACAAAAGGCTGGGTGTTAAATGATGGTAGAGGTACTGTTCAAGGTTTTATTTGTGAGTAGCATTGCCTACGGACCAATAATCTTATTACTATTGATGTGGAATAATGAAACACCTACCCCGTTAACTAATAAAGGGAAAAAACAGAGTAGGTAAATGGTGAGAAGATCTAAGCCTCTACCATAATCCTGCCACATTGTCAAATGGTCTGCTCTGGCACGCAAACAAACCTAATATAAATGCCGTGTTTGTTAGCTTCGTCTTTACCTATCTCTTCCATTTTAGAGATAGATTGCTCATAACCAAACATCATACAATCATAAGAATTATCAAAAGTATCTGGCCATGGATACGGATCTATGCACGTACCAGCTACTTGTGANCAAATAATTAAACTTAATAAAAATTTCATTGACAATCCTATAATATCACCTATATTGATTATAAAANTATGAAAGGAAACACGCATGACAGACATGAGTAAATACAAAAATGTTTCACTAACAAAAGAAACATATAAGATATTAGAGTCTTTGTCGAAGGTATTATTGCCCGATGCAAAACTGTCTATATCTAAAACAATAGAAGCAATAGCAAACGAAAAAGCAAAGAAACTGAATGGCAAAATTAAAAAAAGCTAGAGTTAAACATCTGATATGTCCTACCTGCAAAGGTAATGGATTTATAAAGGTATCTTCAATGATGCACGATGAAATGGTGCACCAGTGTTGGGACTGTGATTCAGAAGCAGAGTTTTATGAAACTGTGGAATCGAATAATCTTATTGATGACATTGACAGTACTACTAACAAACTGCACTAGATTAGACTTTGATAGTTTTGATCCGACTACATCAACGTTAAGGTGGATAATAAAACACGATAAATGAAAACTAGAATACATGTAAACCAACATAAGATTAGATCTAACATGAAACATGGAACTAACGATCCTGTGATTACAGTTAAGACATCTAAATCGAATACCTATACTCACGAAGTTAAAATAAATGGACCTAGTAAAGTTATCTATAGTCCTGATAAACCATTGTCTTGCGGTGCTAAAGTGTGGATTGAAACAGAATCAGAGGTAATTACAATATGATAAGTAATACCGATGCAGCTTACATAGCAGGGTTATTTGATGGTGAAGGATGTGTTCAAGTAAAACAATACGTAGAGAAGAAAAAGAAACACAAAGGACCAGGTTATCGAACAGCAAAAGTATGGCGTGTAAATATGGAGATAGCCATGACTGACGAAGATGTAATACGTTGGGTTCACGAAACATTAAACGTTGGGTCTTTTAGAATTAAACCAAGAAAAGGTTTACGTAAAGACGGTACGAAGTTTTTAACACAGTATGTGTGGCGTGTTACATATAGAGATGCATATCAAGTGGCTAAATTACTTTGGCCATATGCTCAAACAAAATTACATGGTATAGAAAAGATAATAGATCACTACGAACCAGATCACATTATGGATGGTAAAGTAGTTGACTTACAAGGTTATAAGGAGGCAATGAGTTTAGAATGAGATCGAAAATTTACGAACGTAATCCAGATACAGGACAGATACGTTGGCGTTATGTTGATGAATCGCATGACAAATTTGGTTGGCCAAACTATGGTCGAATATTAAAACAAAAAACAGAAACTNGGATAGAGGGGTATAAAAAATGGAAAAAAAAGATAAGCAAATAAAAATAGAAGTTAGTACGTTTAACTGGGGACCTTGTGTCATAAGACTCAAGATACTAGATGAGTTTAAAAAAGTATTATTAGACGAAGCTAAAAAATCTGAAATAGATTTTCAAGAAAAATTAGCAGGACAGATTGCCAAAGAACGTGGCTATAATGAAAAACAAAGAGATCTAATTATACCGTACTTGTCACCGTATCTTGGTGTATACGATCAAGCATTTCAACGTTATCAAAATAAAAAATACGAACACGGTGCACCGGAATATGCATTAACTGCTTTGTGGTGTAACTTCCAACGTCAATATGAATTTAATCCACCACATGATCATGATGGTAAACTATCGTTTGTAATATATTTATCGATACCGGATGAACTAAAAAAAGAAAACAAAGAGTATAAAGGTAAGTCCTGTGGACCTGGTGGTATACAGTTTATGTACGGTGAAGGACCAAGAGATGCTGTAACTTATATGTCATACTTTCCACAAGAAGGAGATATGTTTATCTTTCCTGCGTGGTTAAAACATTGGGTTAGTCCTTATAGTTCTGATTGTGTAAGAGTATCAGTAAGCGGTAACGTTCATGATTCAGCGCCTTTGAGCCAAGTTAGAAAAGGTATGTTGAAAAACGAAAAGACTGAAGAAGAAAAATATCTTGAAGAATTGAAAAAGAAACTATGACGTTTGGTTTTGGTTTAGGTATGTTTTTTTATAATACGTTTTGTGTGTTGATAATTATGTTAATAATCTACTATGTAATAAATAATTTTAAATGATGAGTGAAGAAGACATAAAGGAATATCACGATTTAGATAAGCTTAAATTAGGGATAAAAAAGAATAGTAAATACAGCTATATACAAGGAAAACAGATCACGGACCATGGATCAGGGACCAGGGTTTATGACATAGATAATTCTAGACTTCCTAGTGTGACTACGATATTAGGCGCTACAAAAAATAAACAATTTTTAAAAGATTGGAAGGCCAAAGTTGGAGAACAACAAGCAGAACGAATCAAAAACTTATCTAGTAGTAGGGGGACAGCCATGCATAAATTCTTGGAATCTTATGTACAAGGAGTTGGGTACGATGATCTTACAGAACTCGGACAGACGGCGAAAGCCATGGCCGAAAAAGTTATTGACGTGGGTCTCACGCCAGTGGAAGAATACTTTGGTAGTGAAGTTATGTTATACTACCCTGGGCTTTATGCTGGGTCTACTGACTTGGTTTGTTTACACAATGATATGGAAACTGTTGTAGATTTTAAACAATCGAACAGACCAAAAAAGAAAGAATGGATTGAAGATTATTATTTACAGATTGCTGCGTATTGCATGGCGCATGACTATGTGCACGGTTCTAATATTAAACAAGGTATTATAATGGTATGTACACCTGACCTGTATTACCAAGAATTTAAGGTAGATGGAGCAGAACTAAGACAAGCAAAGCATAGGTTTTTAAAAAGATTAGACATGTATCATGACTTAAAATTTGATGAGAAAGAAAAAGCAAACGTAAAAATAACAGAGGAGGACTTTAATGCAAGATAGACTATATCAAGTAATGGCAGCTAAGTATCAATCTGAGATTGACGATGCTAAATTTAAAATTAGCACGTTAGTTGACAGGCCTATACTTATACCGGAGCATATCGATATTACTGGTGAAGTTGACAAATTGTTACAAAAGATTTCATCTGCTGAAGATAGAATGGCAGCAATGCGTCGACATTATGGCAAAAAAGAGGCAGATTAAGTATCGCACAGGTATCGCACAGGTATCGCACAGGTATCGCACAGGTATCGCATGCGATATCTAGACTCTCGCATGAGGGTCATTTTTTAGAATGATTCTAAAAAAAGGAGCTTTTCGAGGTGATTTTGCGATACCTAGAGCCTTGTTTGCGATACCTATTTTGGCTTTTGCGATACCCTTGCGATACCTAAAACCCTTATTTTATGCGGTTGCGATACTTGCGATACCATTTTGAAAAAAGTTTTTTAAAAAGGGCCGGAAGGTGTAAAAGCACTGTAAAGTATCGCAAAGCTGTATTATAAGATATTATGCCTAGGAAAAGACGAAAAAGAATTGCAGCTAACAGTGCTCCCGATATACCTTATCCGAGAGTTCGAGTGGAGTGGATTGATTGTATCAGCGACTCGGGCTGGGCTACAGAAAAAGAATTTGATAAAATGAAATTAGCTGAACCAGTCAATGAAGGTTGGTTATATTCTAAAGATAAAAAATCTATTAAACTGTTTGCATCTTACGATAAAGATGAAGATGGTTTTACTTTTGGGGATCGGACGATGATTCCAATTCCTTGGGTTCGGAAGATAACGAAGGTTTAACGTCTTCTGACTCTCCTTCAACAGTTTTTATGTCTAACAAAGAGGCGTAGTCCTCTAGAATCTTTGCTCTTTTTGCTAGCAGCTCCTCTTCTGACATTTCTTCTAGTTTACCTGTTT